GCTGATATCGCCAAGACCTACGGGGCGAGCGTCCAGATCGTCGAACTCGCCCGCTCCCACGCCGACGAGATGCAGGCCTACCAACAGCGCCGGGGCTTCAAGACGCCCGATCTTCCTAACGAAGCCTGATATCACTTTCCCGCAAAGTCCAGCATGACCAAGGTTACCCTCGCCCAGTGTGAAGCCGCCCTGATCAAGCATGGTGGTATCATCAACCGTGCAGCGATCGAGCTTGGCATCGACCGAACGACCCTCGCGACGAGGATCGAGAACAATCCCCGTCTTCAGCGTGCAAAAGCCCAGTGCGAAGAGGTGCTCAAGGACAAGTCCGAGGGCAACATCGCTGACCACATCGAGAAGGGCGATAAGCAGACCTCTCAGTGGTATCTCATGCAGAAGGCCAAGGACCGGGGCTATGGCAATCCGGCGCTTGATGATGGGCAGATCGCCGCCATCCTGGGCCGCATGGGCGCGGGCGATATCAAGAAACTCGCCGAGTAAGCCCGCATGGCCGCGCGCCTAGACCTCTCGATGTTCAACGCCGCGACGCGGAACAAGCTCAAGAAGGCCGCGCGGGAGTGGGTTGCTCGCGAAGAGATAGAGCGGGACCGCGCCGCCGCCGAGCGTGAGGCCAAGGCCCACCTGGCGCTCGTGCCCGATCCGACCGAAGAAGCCAAGAAGCTTTGGCAAGCCGAGGAGATGGCGCGGTGCGCCGCCGACCCGGTCCACTGGTTCAACACCTGGGTCTGGACCTACAACCCCAAGATCGTCGGGCGCCGCGATCCCGAGACCGGCGAGAAGCTCTCCCCCTTCCTTCGCTTCAAGCTCTGGCCCAAGCAGGTCGAGTTCATCCACTGGATATCAGCCCGGATGGATGCCGAGGAGCAGGGCCTATGCGAGAAGAGCCGCGACGCCGGGGTGTCGTACCTCTGCGTCGGCTTCGCCCTGCATCAATGGCTCTACAACCCCGGTTTCAGCGCCACCTTCGGGTCTCGCAAGGTCGATTACGTCGACAAGAAGAACAACCCCAATAGCCTGTTCCACAAGATGCGGATCATGCTGGACCGGCTTCCCGAGTGGATGCTCCCAGAGGGCTTCGACCGCCGGAAGCACGACACGAAGTTGATGCTCTTCAACCCCGCGAACGAAGCCGTGATCACCGGCGAGGGCGGGGAGAACATGGGCCGCGGTGGGCGCTCGACCCTGTACGTGCTCGACGAGGCGGCGCACGTCGACAATGCCGACGCCATCGAGGCGGCGCTCACGGGGAACACCGACTGCATCATCTGGGTCTCGTCCGTGAACGGGACCGGGAACCTCTTCTACAAGAAGCGCCACGGCGGCGGCGAAGACCAGGGCCTACGCCTGGACCAGATATTCCGCTTCCACTACACCGACGATCCCCGGAAGACGCCCGAGTGGGTCAAGGCCAAGAAGCGCCAGACAACCGCCGTCGCGTGGGCGCAGGAATACGAGATCGACTATTCGGCCTCGCTCGAGGGCGTCTGCATCAAGGCGAAGCACGTCCGCGCCGCTCAAGAGCTCTACCGGATGGTCAAGGCCGGCAAGCTGGCCTTCGAGATCCCCCAGGCCACGGCCACGGGCCTCGACGTCGGCGCCGGGGGGAAGGGCCGCTCGATCGCCGTCACGCGCGCCGGGCCCTGGGTCTACCCGCCCAAGAGCCGCCGCGAGGCCGATACTACCGGAACGGCGATTTGGGGCTACGACTGCGCCCAGGCGCTGGGCTCGCCCCTGATCAACTACGACGCGCCAGGCGTCGGCGCCGGCGTGAAGTCCACGTTCAAGCACGTCAAGCGCGAGGGCGTGAAGGTCGCGGCGATCAACACCGGGTCCGACCCCTTCGTCGTGACGGGCAAGTGGGACGACGGCCGGCGCTCCGAGGAGCAGTTCGTCAACCTCAAGGCCGAAATCTGGTGGATGGCCCGCACCCGCTTCGAGAAGGCCTATCAGCTCTGGCTCTACCTGACCGGCGAAGAGGACGACGAGGGCGTAGAGGGCCGGAACTGGCCTATCCAAGAGGTCGTCATGCTCCCCTCGGGCGACCCCGATAGCGACATGCTGGCCGTCCAACTCTCAATGGTGAAGGTCAACATCAAGGAAGACGGCCGGGCCATCATGGAGAAGAAGACCGAGCTCGCGAAGCGCGGCGTCTCCTCGCCTGACTATGCCGACGCATATTGCCTCAGTCTCGTGATCCGCCGCACGGCCTACGATCCACAAAAGCTTGCTGCGTGATATCAAAATAGTTGTTGCACATCCCGTGCGACTGACTTATTGATATCACAACGAAGCGGGTTGCCAGCCGCGAGAGGAGATCGAGATGACCAATCAAGCCCTTATCGAAGCGATCTACGAGCACCGCGATTTGGTAGAAGAGATCAACGCTCACAACGTTGCCGTGACGATCGCGCGCCGCCGTGGCGAGCAGGCTAGGCCTTACCGCTCGGCAATTCGCGAAGTTTCTGATCTCACAGGCATTGAGGCCTAAACCAGGCTGGATTTCCGGTTTCCCAGCGCACCCCCGGCGCTGGGTTTCCCGAAGACCAACCAACCCGGCTTCGGCCGTAGGGAGAGAGATGATGCGAGAAGGCTACGTCATCTGCGGCGAGTGCAAAGGCACCGGCAGTACCGAGCCGGATTGCGGGATCTGCAAGGGCTATCGGTCCATAAAGCTTCACGCCGCCTATGCCCACGGCTACCGCAAAGCAGACCTGGAAATCGACTATTCCGATGGCTTCTGTGAGTGTCCAGCGTGCGACGCCGACATGTGCGAGATGTGCGAAGGCGGCGGCGAACTCCAGGCCATAGAGCAGGAGCAGCAACTTCGCCGCGTCCTGATCTACGCTAAGGAAGATCGCTTGGCGCCGCTGATCTGCTTGGACTGGCGAGGCCGCATTCATTTTGGCAACAAGCTTCTGAGCCTAGAGGCGGCACGCGAGGTCAAGCGCCAGGGCCTCATCACGTGGTGGTGCTCCGTCTTTGGCGATGAACTTCGCCTGACACCGGCCGGAGAACGCGCTTACGCGAACCTCTACCGAACCGACGCCTAACCCCGAACACCAACCCCCAAGGCTAAGCGAGGAGAGATAGAGATGGGATTTTATCGCGCTATGGTCGATATCTGCTGCGACCAATGCGGACTTGAGACCGAGCCCGCCGAACTTGATTGGACGCCAGAAAAGGGCGGCGGCTACAGCCTGGAAAGCGCTCGCGGGAGCCTTATCGACGGTGGCTGGTCGGTGGACGCGAACGACCGGATTTTGTGTTCGGATTGCGCCGCTGCTGAAGGCGAGGAAGACGCGGAAGACGACACGAGCGATCCCGCCTGACCACCCCACGCACTTAGGAAAGGGACGAGATGGACCTGTTATTCCCAAAACACGAGGCGTCACTTCACCTGACGCACAACGACCACAAGGGCTATTATCTCACCGTGCGGGACGCCATCGAAGCTGGGGATCACGGCTACCACTACGACGACTGGGTCAGCGATGAGCAGCGCCAGAAGGCAATCGACACAAACGAGTGCTGGACCCTTCAATGGTACCCAAACACACCGGTCGGGTTTTGCCTAATGTCCGCTGCCGATCTGAGCGCACTCCTAATCGCAGCTAACGGTCTGGAGCAGTCCTAGCCCATGACCCGCCGCAACCCCCACCTAACCACGGTCTTCTTCCACGACCCCAAGGAAGCGAGCGATGTCTGACCTAGATAAGTTCCTGGCAATCTCCCGCCGCGCCGAAGCCGTTCAGGTATTCCCGCACGGCGGCGACTATCGGGTCGTTCTTGAAGTATCGCCGGAAGAGCTGGAGTGGATGGCTTACACGCCGATCCCCGCCGGCATCTCGTCGTTCCTGGCAATCCTGCGAGGCCAGCACATCATCATCAACGTCAGCCGCGCGCCGAAACCTACCAGATCCGAGGAGTGACCCCGTGACCGAAGACGAAGCGAAAACCAAGTGGTGCCCGTTTGCGCGCCAGATGGTCAGCCTTGAGAAGGGCGGAATTCCTATGTCTGGCTTCTCTGCAAACAGGTTCAACGAAGACCGCGTCGCCACCTGCCTTGGGTCAGCCTGCATGGCTTGGCGGTGGCATGGATATGAGGCGACCGTCTTTCGTCTGAACGCCAGGGGCGAGGACGCCTATCATTTCCCCGTAATTGACCCGGCGCCGTTCCTGGCGAAGCCTGCTGAATTCCGCGTCGAGCCCGCTCATCAGGGTGGCTATTGCGGCCTCTCTGGTGCGCTGCGGTGAGCACCGAGAAGGCCCTGAAGCCGCTTGCCCGCATGTCGCTATCCGTGGCCCTGCTCCACCTCATGCACGCGAAGATCATTACCGACAGGCGGATGAAGCCGCGAAAGTGATATCACTTGCTCCCGTGCGTAGTTCCTGATATCAAAATCAGAGAAACCCAAACCGGAGCCCACCCATGCGCTACGAAGCCGAAGACGACCAATTCCACTTCACTGACCGCCAACCCGAGACTGCCCATCAAGACGCCCTCGTGGCCCTGATCGGCCAATCCAACGCCCTCGGCTGGACGAACAACGGCCCCGCGCCCTACGTCCCCACGGCCCAGGTCATGATCTTGGTCGGCGACCACTTCGAGGTCATGCAGCCCGGCGTCAACACCGGCACGAAGGCCGATCCGAAGATGTGGGGGCCGGAAGTCGGCCTCGCGCTCGAATGGACGCAGAACACCACCGCGACGCTCTACATCGTGAAGGTCGGCGCCGGCGAGACCGGCTTGGCGCTCAATCCCGATCGCCTCGACTGGTCGCCCGACAGCACCGGCGAGATGTTCGACCGCGCCCAGGCGGCGGTGACGATCGGCCAGAACCTCACCGGCCTGACGCTGTCCGCGACCTTCATGCAGCAGGGCGAGACCGACGCCTACGGGCAAGGCACGGCCGAGGCCTACGCGGACAACCTCGCCGGCTTCGCCCAGGCCTGGGGCTCGGATCTGACCATCGGCGTCATCAACGACGACCTTCCCTTCTCCGCCGCCGTCATCGCCGCCCAGGACGACTACGAGCACGTCGTGGTTTCGCACACCACGACCGACGGCATTCACTTTGACGCCGCAACTCAGCTTGCCCTCGGCCACGGCTTCGGCTGGACGCTGTTCGACTGATATCACCTTGCGCGCCGGTCGCGCCGGGTATAGTGATATCAAGCCAGTTCAAGAGGAGATCACCCAATGGTCGACCCATTGCTATCCGATCGCTCGTTCCGCCCCGGCCTATGGGCCGCGTTCTGGATCGTGCTCGCCGTCGCGATCGTCGCCTTGGCGGTGTCGTTCTCAAGCGCCCGTCGCCTGCCGATCTATATCGAGCCCCCGCCGGCCGAAGAGGTGATCCGCTGATGGCCGCGCCCGAGATCATCCCCGGACCCGAGGCCCGGATGACTGTCCTCCAGACCGAGGCCGGCTGGACGTGCCACGTCTGGGCCCGATCGGTCGGCGCGTTCATCGTCGAGATGAGCGGCACCCTTGGACCCGAGGCCAGCCGCGGCGCAGCCCTGGTCCGCGCCACATCGTGGATGCGCGCGGTGTTCGGCGCCGACCTTCACCCCAAGCAAGATGCCTGGTTGCGCTCGATCGCCCAGGCCCAAGCCCCGGCTCAAGCCCAGGGCGACCTATTCGGAGCAGCCGCATGACCATGACCAAAACAGACGCCGAGCTTCTCGCCATCGTAGAGGGCGCTACAGCGCACAAACAAGAGCTGGAAATAGCGCGAGCCAAGAGCCTGACTGATGAAGCGCGGGCCAGGATCACGGCGGGAGCCACGGCGCTCAACGTTGGCTACTTGAAATACCCTGGAGGCAAGGAGTCGCATAGAAGCGCGATCGACGGCATGGCCATTGGAACTGGCACCGCCCTACTTGCCTACGAAGCCGCTCTCAAAGCCGCCGAGGCCCGCGCTGTAGAAGCGGAAGCGGAGGTCGAAAGGCTGCGGAGGGTGTCAGAAGGCAATCTATGGCATCGGCTGTGGAACGGGCTTGGTAACGAAATCTCCCTGGCGCGCGGATTGTCTCAATTGGGCGAGACTCGGTTCCGCGAAATCCTGCGATCCGCCATCTCTTCGACGGAGGCGCAATCGTGAGCCGCTGGATCAAACACGATGGAACGGACGCCATTCCCAAGGGCATTGACCCTGATAGCGTCCTAGAACTCGATTTCGGCTGGATTGGATGCACGCTTCCCGCTGGCGCCGTCGTCGGCTGGGACGAACTTCACCGATACCGCGACACCGGTGAACGTAGCGACTGGCGCCCAAACAAGCCTTCGCCGCGCGAGGTCATCGAGGTGAATTTCGCGCGCGGGGAGGTTTCTGGCCGATCTGTCTCGCGCCTGTTCAAGGGCGAGAAATGACCCAGCGCCCCACCACGTCCGCGATTGGCTGGGCCCTCATCGCGCTTGTCGCCCTCATCACCCTGGCCGGCGTCTACGGCTCTTACAAGCTTGGTACCCGCTCTCAGCCTGACAGGGTTGTGGCGGCTGTTGGAGAGGAGATTAGGTAGATGCGGGTCGCCGGCATGTTCGATGGCATTGGCGCATTTGGGCTTGGCCTTGAGCGCGCCGGAATGACTGTCGTGTCGCACACCGAAAAAGATCCGGCCTGTCAACGTGTGCTCCGGAAGCATTGGCCGGAAGTCCCCATTCATTCGGACGTGACCACTAGGAAGTGGTTACCAGGAGAAGCCGATGTCATCTGCGCCGGGTTTCCTTGCCAGGATGTTTCCCAAGCTGGACCGCGCACCGGATTGTCCGGCGCCCGTTCTGGACTGTTCTGGGAGGTTGTGCGCGCCGTTCGCGTGGTACGACCGCTCTACGTCATCCTGGAGAACGTGGCAGCTCTCCTGCGACGGGGAATGGGAACTGTTCTCGGGGCCATGGCCGAGAGCGGGTATGACGCGGAGTGGGATTGCATACCAAAGAGCCACGTTGGCGCCCCGGACATACGGGACAGGGTATGGATCATCGCCGAGCCACAGCATTCCGACGCCGACCGCCAGCGATCATATCAAGCGGCGTTGCACCAGCACGGAAGCTCTCAACTTCAAAACCAACAAGAGCGTTTCACTGGACCGATGGGTGCGCCGTTGGCCAAATCCCTCGCTCGGGTGGGACCAGCCGGGGGTCGAGGATGGAATTCCGAACCCGGTGTTTGTCGAGTGGTTGCACGATCTCCCGCTGACGTGGACCGAGTGAAGCAACTTGGGAATTCCGGGTGCCCGCGCATTACCGAAGCTTTGGGCCTTGCGATCTTAGAAACCAATCGGAGGCCAACATGAGCTGCCCAGACTGCAATGGCGGCCTTGAACCAGAGCGAGACGACGAAACAGGAGAGGTGATCGCCTTCGTTTGCGCAACTTGCCGAGGCGTCTGGTTTTTGCGCGACCTGCTGCTCTCCCCACAAGAGGACAACCAATGACCTCCCACGATATCGAAGGCGCTAGGGCGCGGCTGGAAAAGGTTGCTGGCGGTCAGTCAATGGCGTCGGTCTATCGGACCATGCGCGACCCTTATCGCGTAGACCTCCGAGCCATCCTCGCCGACCACTCTAGATTATTAGAGCGGGTGCGAGAGCTAGAGGATTCCTCCCGTAACACGGGCAACCACCTGTGCGGCTCGCGGGATGAACCTGCCGTGGGTGTGGCGGCTGCGCTCGCAAAGCCGGACCTTCGCGTCCTGATCTATCAGTACCACAGCCAAATGCGCGTGAGCGATTGCACGGCGATCCGGTTCAAGTTGGGCTTGCCGTCGCCTCCGTCAGGACTTGGCGACACCGAAATCCGCAAGTTCGATCTCGAAAACGCCAAGAAAGCCGGGAAGCTCTTGGCTCTGCGGAGCGAGATGCAAGCAATCATTCGCGCAGCCACTCCACAGGCGTCGGCTAGCGGCAAGGCGGAAGGCGGCGCCGAAACTGGCTGGCTGATCGAGGAATACAGCACCAAGACCCAGCAGTTCAAAGGCCGCTGGTGGAATGGCGAAGCGTTCACGCGGGACAGCCTAGACGCCCTTCGGTTTGGCCGCCGCCGGGACGCTCAACGGTACATCGACGACATCGGGTGGACCGAGGCCGTTCCGACCGAACACCGGTGGAGGTGACCATGATCGGCTCCAACATCCCAAAGGCCGTCAAAGCGCGCCTTGATGAGCAACACAGCGACCTTTGCCGTATGTGGGGCTTGTTCGGTGCGGGCTGCGATTGCGGCGCCAGCAAAGCCGCCACGAGACGGATTGTGTCGGAAGTTAGCGGGCGTTTCCGTCGAGAAATAGATGCCCTTTTCCCCACCCAAAACAAGGGACGCTAGAATGTCCGAAGAGCTGACCAAAGCCGCCCTTGGCATCGTCCGAGGCAAACTGTCTCGCTTTCCAGATCACGGCGCTCGCGACGGCGTAGCGGTCTATAAGATCACCGGCGAAGAGCTTGGTGCCATCACTGATGCACTAGAAGCTCTCGCCCCGCAAGCCGGGGAGGTGAAGCCGGTGGCGTGGTGCTTGGAAGACGAACGCGGTTGGCACGCTACGCGGGATCAAGAAACAGCCGATTATTGGCTAGGGCAGAAATGGCCCCTTCAACCACTCTTCACCCACCCTCCCACCAAGGCCCAAGACCCTGACGTTCTGGCCGAACGCGCGGCGCGTGTTGGCTTGGGATGGGCGGAGCCTGAGCACGACGGGCTTATCGAAAAACTGAAATCTGGCGACGGCTCGGACTACATGGTCGGTCGCTGGCTTGATGCGCTCCGATCCGCCCGCGCCGCCCTCGCCCCCTTCTCCGTCCAGCCCGAAGGGGAGGGGTAGATGAAGCTGACCATTCCAGTGAACGGCGTCTACTTCGACCAGATCAAGGCCGGGACCAAGGCGGAGGAATACCGCCTCGTCACCCCGTTCTGGACCAAACGCCTAGTCGATCGAGCCTATAGCCACGTCGTCATGACGAGGGGCTATCCGGCGCGTGACGACCAAGAGCGGCGCCTTGAGCTGCCCTGGCGTGGCTTTACGCGCAAGACGATCACGCACCCGCATTTCGGGCCAAACCCAGTTGAGGTCTACGCGATCGACGTATCCGGCCGCGCCGCTTTATCTGCAAAGGAGGGGGAATAGATGGACCTGCAAGAAGAGATCGCGCGCCTCGTTGATCAGAACGGCTACTGGCAGCGCATGGATGGGTGCAACCACGCGCTCAATACCGTCACCATGACGGATGAACAGCGGTGCAAGCTGATCGAGGTCCGCGACGACGAGCACCGCGCTACGGCCGAAAGCAGCGCCATAGCGTCGGCCATCATCCAGGCCATCACCTCCCGCCTTCTTAGCGAGGAGGCGGTGACATCCGCCGCAATGGGCCTTACCGGAGCACGCTGGGATAACGGCCACAAGATCGTCACCGGCGCCAAACTGTCTGCGCGCGAGATGGCCGCCATTGAAGCCCGCGCTGCGCTCTCATCCGCTCTAGAGAGGGTGGGGATGAGCCGTGTTGAATATGCACGCATGGGAGGGATCATGTCTGGTCGAGCGCGAAACTCAGAAGATGATTTTGAAAACGCTGTATCCAGGGCCCTAGACCTAAACGATGACAAGATCGCTCGCGAGATGTGGAGCGCTCTCGCCAACGTGGATTGGTTCCATGAAAACGGCGACACCGCCGGTTACAGCTTTCGCGCGGCTGGAGACTTAATCTCGGCCATTCGCGGCCGTGGAAACTACCTTGAATGGTATTGCTGCGGCCCCTACGCGACCGTTTCTAATCGCGTGGCCGAAGCTATGAAACAAGAGGGCTGGAGTTACAAGAAAGCGGAGGTTTCTGATGACCAGTGAGCTTATCGAGCGCCTGGCGGGAATTCTGATCTGCACCGCCATTCTAACGGCGTATCTATTCGCGGGGTGGTCTGCACTGGCGGGGGCGTTTCCGGTGCCTGGGCGCGAAGTGAGGTCGCCCCGCTTAGGTCGCGTCATTCTGACGTTGTCCTGCCTGTCGCTGGCGATCGTTCTGGGTGTGGTTTTCGCGGCCGACGCCTTCCGCTAGACCTGTGATATCGGTTTGTCGAGCGGTCGCCTGGGGGCTTGTTCCCTTGGCGGCCGTTTTTCGTGTAGGTTCCCGACATTCAGCGGAGAGCCATGATGACGAAGAAATCCGTTCCCGAGGGGCGAATGACGGGCCACAAGGGCGGCCTAGCCATCGCCGACGGCCTGGCGAACGTCGTAACCGGCATGGGCGGGCGTGGGGACAAGCGATCCTTCAACCGCTGGACGCTCGGAATGGGGATGTTGGGTGTCGACATCATCGACGAAGCCCAGATCGAGGCCGCCTATCGAACGAGCGGCATCGTCCGCAAGGTCCACGACCTCCTCCCCGAGGACATGACGAAGAAGTGGCGGAAGTGGAACGCCGCGCGGGAGGAGATCGCCGCGCTCGAAGCCGAGGAGCGACGCCTCAAGGTCCGCGAGAAGTTCAAGGAGGCCGCGCGCCTGGCGCGTCTCCGCGGCGGCGCGGCGATCGTGATGGGCCTGACGGGTGATCTCTCCTCGCCCGCCCCCAGGGCCATCACCCGAGGCGATTTGACGCACCTTCACGTCTTCCCGCGCGGCAAGATCCGCTTCGACCAGATCCACACCGATATCAACTCGCCCGACTACGGGACGCCGGTCGCGTTCATCGTCGACAAGGTCGACGGCACCCAAGAGACCGTCCATCCGTCGCGCGTCATCGCCTTCAAGGGATGTCCGACCGGCGGCGGGGCGACCTACACCAATCAGCAGGACGAGTTCTGGGGCCTGCCGCTCATGCAGAGCCTAAACGAGAGCCTTCAGAACTTCACCATGGGTCAGAACGGCGTCGCGGCCCTTATCCCCGAGATGAAGGCCGACGTGATCCGAATTCCCGGCCTGACCGATCTGGTGTCGACGGCGGCCGGCGAGGCGTCTCTGATGGCGCGCCTGGGCGTTCTGGAAACCGGCCGCTCTCAGTTCAACGCCACGCTGCTCGACGGTGGCGACGGCTCGGAGGGATCGGGGGAGGAGTGGGAAACCCGTCAGCTCACCATGACGGGCCTCCCCGAGATCCTCATGACCTACGCGCACTTCGTGGCCGCCTGGCTCGACGTGCCGGTCACGAAGCTCATGAACTCGCCACCCAAGGGCATGAACGCGACTGGCGAGTACGACGACAAGAACTATGCGTCGTCGATCAAGGCCCGCCAGGTCACGGAACTCCAGCCCCGCTTGGAGGCGCTTGACGGCTACCTCTTCAACTCGGCCGGCGTGAAGCAGACCCAGGACACCACCTGGGAATTCGTGCCCCTTCAGGAGGTCTCGGCCAAGGAGGCCTCGGAGATCGAACTCAACGAGGCCAAGGCGCTCGATTTCATCGCATCGTCAGGCCTCATTCCCACCGATGCGCTCTCGAAGGTTCTGGTCAACCGTATGGAAGAGAGTGGCCGCTGGCCTGGGATCGCCGAGGCCGTTCAGGAAAGCGCCGAGGAGCTTCCGGCCGAACGCAAGGCGCGACTGGAGGAACAGAGCGGCGCGGCGCAGAACGACAACACGCCGCGCGCCGTGGCGGTGGCCGGCCGGGGATCGTCGCAGCGGATGACGGTTCGCCGGCCTGGCGCGGGATCGATGCAGGACGCGGCGCCGCGCACGCTCTACGTCTCGCGCCGGGTCATGAACCCCCAAGAGATCCTCCGATGGGCTCGCGAGAACAACCTCCCCGATCTCCAGAAGGCCTCAGACCTTCACGTGACGGTCGCCTACTCTCGCCGTCCGGTCGATTGGCTCAAGATGCCGAGCGATTGGAGTGGCGGCGAGGATGGCCGGCTCCGCATCCCGCCCGGAGGCGCGCGGCTGATCGAGCGGCTCGGCGACGGATCGGCGGTCGTGCTGTCGTTCTCGAATGATCAACTCGCATGGCGGAACAAGGCCTTCCAAGAGGCCGGATGCTCCTGGGATTGGCCCGACTACGTGCCGCACATCACCTTGAGCTGGAATGTTCCGCGAGACTTCGACCTCTCGGCGGTCAAGCCCTATCAGGGGCGGATCGTTCTCAGCCCCGAGCGCTTCGAGGAAATCGTTTGACGTGATATCAGACTTGGGCTTACAAAGTCCTTGTCAGCGTATCAGACAGCCAGCCCGGAAGCCCCGCCACCCCCTCCCCCCCGAGGTGGCGGGGCTTTTGCTTTTCGTGAGGGCGTCGATCAGCTAAGTGGAAGCACCTCGCCGAGCATGGGCGGCCTGGGAATGTGGCTCCGACCCACTCGACGCCCTCAGCCCAGGAAACCGCCGCGCGCGGAAGAAATGGCGAGCACCTATCTACATCTTGACGATTTGTGATAAATCCCATGCGTGAGACCCAACATGTGGGCCACGTGGGAAGCCTTTTCATGCTCGTCAGCATTGAAGATACGCTTGAAATAACGGACGCGACCGAGACGTCGGACGGATATCTCGCGCTTCAGGGGCGCGTTGCTCGAAGCGGCGTCTATCAGTACCTCGGCGCCGAACTTGGTTTCGGCGACATGGGGGTGGTGAACGTCTATCGCCCCGAGAGCTCTGTTTTCGACGCCGCTTCGATGGCGAGCTACGCCCACAAGCCGGTTACGAACAACCACCCTTCGGTGAACGTCAGCCGCAAGAACTGGAAAGACCTGTCTCGCGGCTGGAGCGGCGGAGAGATCAAGCGGGACGGTGACCACGTCTCGGTTCCGATGATCCTCGCCGACGAGGCCCTGATATCGGAATATCGGGCCGGGAAGGTCGAGCTCTCGCCAGGCTACCGCGCCGAGGTCATTCGCCAGGACGGCGAACTGTCGGACGGGACCAAGTACCAGTTCGTCATGGGCCCGCCCAAGATCAATCACATCGCCGTCGTGCCGAAAGGGCGCGGTGGTGCGACATGCCGGCTCGGAGACGCCTGGCCGGATAACCCCACCAACCCACGGGAGACCACGGAAGTGACCCTCAAGACCATGATCATCGACGGCCTTCCGGTCGCCGAAATCTCGGCTTCGGCCGAAGCGGTTATCACCCGCTACCAGACGAAGCTCTCGGACGCCGACAAGCAGGCCGAGACGCTCACGACCGAGGTCAAGAACCTCAAGGACGCGGTTTCGGCCAAGGAAGGCGAGATCGCCGTCCTGACGAAGAAGCTCGCCGACGCCGAGATCACCCCCGAGAAGCTCGCCGCCCTGGTGGCCGACCGCGCGATGGTGATCGACACCGCCCGCGCCGTCCTGGGTCAGAACTTCTCCGACGCCGGCAAGACCGACGCCGACATCCGCCGCGCCGTCGTGGCCGCCCAGCTGGGCGACGAAGCCCTCGACAAGGCCAAGATGGACGATGCCGTGATCTCCGGCGCCTTCCGCCTGATCGCCAAGGACGCCAAGCCGGCCTCGTCGAGCGAGCGCCATGCTCCGACTATGCGCGTCTCCGACGGCGGCTCGCTCGCCGAGCTCCGCAAGCAGCGCGACGCCGCCCGATCGGCCCATTTGACCGATCTCCAAACCGCCCACCAAGGCCGCGACGGCGAATAAGCGCCGAAAGCCAGAAGGAGAAGACGCATGGCCGTCGTTCAAAGCACCTATACCGAAACCCTGACGAAGGGTTATCCCGGCCAAGTGGCCAACGGCGAGACGAGCAATCGCATCTCGCGCACCTGCGAGGATGCGGCCGGCATCGCCTTCGGCGCCCCGGTCTATCGCGGCTCCGGCGATCACGGCTGCACCGCCACCGTCGGCACTGCCGCGACGTTCCTTGGCTTCGCCATCGCGGACCACGGCATCCAGCCGCTTCCGGGCGGCGTCGCGGCCGACCTCTATCCGCAGTATTCCACCGTCGCGATCCTGACGGGCGGCGTCATGTGGGTCACGGCCGGCGGCGCGGTTGCCGATGGCGCGGCCGTCACCGTTGGCAAGAGCGGCGGCGCGGCTGATGGCATCGGTCAAACCGCCGCCGACGCGACCCACATCGCCGCCACCGGCTGGGTCTTCGACGACACTCTCGCCGCGACGGGCCTGGCCCGCGTGGCCAAGCGCTAAAGGAGCGTCAGACTATGCGCGATATCGATTTCAACGACGCCCAGCAGGCGCTCGGCTTCATCCTGCCCCAACAGCTTCGGATCGAGACCGAAGTCTACAAGATCAAGTATCCGTCGTTCGACTATGCCCGCTTGTTGCCCGTCATCACCGACGGCGACATGTGGGACGTCGGCTCGGTCTTCTTCTCGGGCGACATCGCTGGCAAGGCGGAGTTCCTGTCCAACAAGGGCTTCGACATGCCCTATGCGGACATCGCGAAGTCTCAGTTCATCCAGACTAACCAACTGGCCGGCATCGGCTACGAGTGGTCGCTGGGCGAGCTGAAGCGCGCAGAAAGGCTCGGCCAAGACCTCGGCGCCGACAAGGCCGCCGCCGCCCGCAAGGTGGCGGAGCAGTTCCTCTACAACATCGCCCTCACGGGCAGCACGGAGAAGAACTGGACGGGCATGATCAACGACGCCAACGTGCCCACGGCCAACGTCACGGCCGATGGTACGAGCTCGACGACCTCCTGGGACAACAAGACGGCGCTCCAAATCCTCCGCGACATCAACGCAGCGATCGAGGCGGTCTACAACAACACCCTTGAGACCGAAGTCGCCGACAGCCTGGCGCTCCCGACCTCGCGGCTTCAACTGATCGCCAGGACGCCGATAGGCGACAACGCCGACAAGACGATCCTGACCTTCATCCGCGAGAACAACGCCTACACGGCCGAGACGGGCCGCCCGCTCAACATCAAGGGCGTGCGGAACCTCGAAACCGCTGGCGCGAGCTCGACCAAGCGGATGATCGCCTACTCGAACAACCGCGACGTGCTGCGCTTCCACCTTCCGGGGCCGCACGAGTTCATCGAGCCCTTCCGCAAGTCCTCGATGACCTGGGAAGTCGCGGGCATCATGAACACCGGCGGGACGGAAATCCGTCTGCCGAAGGGTATGGTCTACCGCGACGGCGTGTAAGGCTAGACCTAGTTGGAAACGCTAAGGCCCCGGCTTCATTGTCGGGGCCTTTTGCGTTCTGTATGGTCCCCCCGATGGATTTCATCGCTCTAGAGGAGAAAGAGACATGCTGACCTTCAAGAACCTGACCAAAGGCCCCAAGGAAATCGCCACCAAGGGCGGCGGCTACGTGATGATCGACCCCGGCCAGACCTCCGCCCCGGTGGAAGTCTTGGACGCTGATCGGGAAATCGCCAAAGCCTCGGGGTGGTTCGAGATCGCCGACGCGGGCGAGCCGGCTCCGGTGGTCGCGCAAGGCGGCGCCGACGGCGCGGCGGACGATCAATCCGTCGTCCAGACCGACGACTTCGACAAGCTCAGCGACGCCGACCTTACCGCCACCTACACGGACATCGTCGGATCGGCGCCGCACCACAAGGCCAAGCGCGAGACCATCCTGAAGAACCTCCGGGCCTTCATCGCCGGCCAGGCCGTGCAGGACGAAGGCGAGGCGGTCTGATCATGGCCTACACCGCTCCGACCGCTGCCGATCTCAAGGACCGATATCCCGAGTTCGCCTCGGTCGGGACGGGGACCATCGACGATGCGTTGCAAGAAGCCGCGCTGTTCGTCGACGATAGCTGGCCCGATCAGGGGACGTTCACGCTAGGGCGTCTGCTCTATGCGGCCCACATCCTCGCGGCCTCGGGCCTGGGCGACGCCCAAGCGGCGTCGGGTCATGCGGGCCTGATCCTGAAAAGTGAGAAGTCCGGCGACACGCAATTCGAGTACGCCGCGGTTGGCGGATCGTCGACATCGCGGGATGACCTGCTGTCGACCTCCTATGGAAAGCGCTTCCGGCGCATCCAGCGCGCTCTCAAGGGCGGCGCGCGTCTCGTGAGGGGCGACGCCGGCCCATCGGCAATTCCCGAGGGCTGGTGATGAGCTTCAATCCGCGCCTCTACCCGCGCCGGATCAAGATCGAGCGCGCCGACCATCAGAACGGCGAGGCCAAGGTCTCCTATGGGGGCATGACGCCGGAGGAATTCTCGCTCGTTCTGGATAACGTGCCCTGCAACGTCCAGAGCAAGTCGAGCGGGCGGAGCAACACCGCCAACCTCCCGGCCGATACCGTCGTCGCCCAATGGCAGATCAACATCCCGCGCGATACCGTGGCGGATGGCGTGATCAAGAAGCGTGATATCATCACCGATGATCTCGGTCGCCGCTTCTCGGTGGTGGCTGACCATTGCCATCCCCTGGGGTGGAAGCTCCTCTGTGACGAAGCGAGGCTCTGATGGCTGATCTCACGGACGCCGCCGACGCGATCGTCGACCTCATCGTCGCCGCGCTCTACCCGCAAGGTCTGAATGGCCTCGTCAAGCCGGAGGTTCCGGTCAAGGTCTATCCGGGGTGGCCAGATCCGTCGGCGCTTGAGGGTGATCTTGGCCTAGCGCCGGCCGGAAACGGCGGCACGACGCTCCGAGCGCTCCACGTCTCGGTCTACAATATGCCATCCGAGCGGAACGTCGATCGCTTCCCGCATGAATGGCGCGCCCGGCCCCTGGCGGCGCCGACCTATGGCCTGACGGTCGCCGGTCAGGTCATCACCGTCACGGGGGCGGCGCCATCGCCCCACCGCCGGCAGAACGTCGCCGTGAAGGTATTCCCGAAGGCCTACGTCTACACCACCCAGGACGGCGACACCCCGGCGGAGATCGCTTCCGCTCTTCGGGATCTCATCGCCGCGGATGTCCCCGGCGCGACGGTGAGTGGGGCTGATATCACCATCCCGGCGCTCTACCGCATCGGCTTCGGCCGCGTGGGCGTCATGGGATCGGCCATCAAGGAGATCGGACGGCAGGAGAAGGCTTTCCAGATCACCCTATGGGCCGACACGCCGGACAATCGCAAGTGGCTCGCCCAGGCGGTCGCGCCCGCGCTCGCGCAGGCCGATTTCCTCACGCTCGCCGACGGCACGCGGGCCCGCTTTATCAAAAAGGGCGAGACCGATATCGACCGGGCGCAGCGCCAAGGTGCGTATCGGCGCGATTTTGTCTATACGGTGGAGTATGCAACCACGATCGAGCTCGAAGCGGCTCAAGTCGTGGTCGCCCAGACGGAACTCACAAACCCCCAGGACGAGGTCATCGCCTCGACGATCAGCTAGGAGCAGATCAGTGAAGAAGAAAGTCCTCGTCATCACCCAAGCGTTCGGGGATCGCCAGGTTGGCGACACCATCACGGACGCCGCCGAGATCAAGGCCCTGATGGAAGATCGCCCCTCTTTCGTGGTTGTGCGCGAGCAGACCGACGAGGAAGTCGAGGCCGAGAAGCGGGCCGGCGCCGACACCGACGACAAGCCCAAGAAGTAAGCAGCCCGCTCAAGGAGCCACGCGATGACGATCTTCACCTATGGCAGTTCCAACCCGACCGCTTCCGGCGTTCCGGGTCTTTCGATCAACGTCCAACCCCCGCCGGCTGTCAGCCTGCCGGGCGCGCCTTCCGACATCCTGGCCTTCGTCGGGACGGCCTCTTGGGGCCCGGTCGGCGCCCCGGTGGCTTTTGGCGACGAGGATGGCGCGGCCATCGCCTTCGGCCCCATGAAGGTCCGAAAGTACGACATGATGACGCAGGTCCACGCCGCCGTCATGCAGGGCGCGACCAACATGCGCGGCGTCCGCGTGACCGACGGGACCGACACCGCCGCCACGGCCACGATCCAGACCAACGGCCTGACGGTGACGGCCAAGTACACCGGCACGCGCGGCGCGCTGCTCCAGTTTGGCGTCGGCCCCGGCACGAAGACCGGAACCTATAAGGCCACGGTGACGATGCCGGGTATTCAGCCCGAGATCTTCGACAACCTCGCCGAGGGCCTGACGGCGAACGCCATCTGGGTCGCCATCGCCTCGGCGATCAACAACGGTACGGCCAACGTCGCGGCATCGAGCCTTGTCGTCGCTACGGCCGGCGTCAGCACCTCGGCGCCCACGGCCACGACGACGAGCCTCACGGGCGGTAGCGATGGTGTCGGCACCATCACTTCTACGGTCCTGCTCGGAAGCGACACCTCGCCCCGCAAGGGCATGTACGCGATCCGCAACACCGGCGCGGCTGTGATCGTCCTGGCGGACTGCGACGACAACACCACTTGGGCGGCGCAGATCGCTTTCGGGAAGTCGGAAGTCTGCCTCCCGGTGGTCGTCAGCCCGTCGGGCGACACGATCTCGAACTTCGCGACCCTCATGTCGGGTATCGATGACCCGTACATCAAGGTTCTGTTTGGCGATTGGGTCTACATGGCCGACGGAACGAACAACATCCCCTCGCGCCTGGTCTCGCCGCAAGGCTTCTGGGCGGGCCGGAAGATCGTCGGCGGGCCGCATCAGTCGGCGCTCAACAAGCCGCTCAACGGCGTGATCGGCACCCAGAAGTCGGCGACGAGCACCGTTTATGCCCAAGCCGAGCTGCAACTGATCGGCCAAGCGCGCGGCGACGTGCTGGTTATGAACCCGCCCGGTGGAGACTATCCGGCCTTCGCCTTTGGCCGCACGGCATCGAGCGACGCCAGCCGCCGGCAGGAAACCTACACGACTATGACGAACTATCTCGCGCGCAGCCTTGACCAGGCCGGCGGGCTGGGACGGTTCGTCGGGGAACTCGCCACGCCGGAAGAGACCCGCGAGGCCGAAGGTATGATGGGCGGCTTCCTCCAAGACGAATGGGACGGCGGCCGGATCGGCAACGCCAACGGGACCATCCCCTACAGCGTCAAGGTCACCAACCCCGCGCTCGGCGTCCAGAAGGCGACCGCAAAGGTCCAGTACCTCTCGGTTATCGAGAACTTCATCGTCGATTTGACCGGCGGCGCGTCGGTCGAAATCGTCCCGCAACAGCAGACCGCCTAAGGCGCCGTCTAAGACCAAGGAGCAAGGACAGTGCCCACCAACGAGTTCAACATCGGCCGTGACGTCTCCCTCGACATCATCGACCCCAACCAAGGCCCGCTTCGGTTCAGCATCCGCACGGGCTTCGACCACACCCCGCTCTTCGATGAGGTTTCCTCGAAGGGCCTGGATGGCTTCCCGCGCAACGACAGCGTGCCGAACGGCCACCGGCTGACGTTCAACGTCGACCGTGCCGACAAGGCGCTGGACGACTACTTCGCGTCGCGCGAGGCGAATTACTTCAACGGCGGGGTCAACCCGCGGGTCTCGATCACCGAGACGATCCGCGAGGTCGACGGCAGCGTGTCGATCTACCGCTTCACCGGCGTGTCGCTAAGTCTCCAGAGCGGTGGCGTGTGGCGTGGCAACAGCCCGGCGACCCAGGTCGTGCAGGGCATGGCGTCGCGCCGGATCAAGGTGTCCTGATGGTCGATCCGAAGATCACGATCAACCCGGAGGTCGCCGACGCGGCCCCGGCTCCGGCCCAGACCCCCACGGCGCAGATCCTCGCCGAAGCGCTTCGCGAAGCCGATATCACGTTCGGAAACGGCCGCGTGATGTCGGTTCGCAAGCCCTCGACGCTGGTCAAGTACCGCATCGTCGCCGCCCTGGGCGCCGAGCTTTCGGCCAATCAGGTCTATATGAGCATGGTCGAGCCCCTGTTGTGGGTTTCGAAGATCGACGGCCAGCCGGTCTTCATGCCGACCTCGGAGCTCCAAGTCGAAGCGCTCATCACCCAGATCGGCGACGACGGTATGGACGAACTCACGACGTGGTACATGATCAACGTCATGGGCCCCGTGATGCAGGCCATGGACGCAGCCAAGGCCCAGGCTCGGGAGCGCGAGCAGGTAAAAAACTAGCCAGGGCCGCGTGGTTTCAGGAGGCCGCCTGGAACATCAAGAACGGCGTCCCGTTCGACGTGGCCCTCTCGCTCGATGGGGTAATGAGTAAGGCCTTCGCGATTGTGTTTGCCGAAGCCGAGGGATCGGAGTTTGATTTCGACGCCTGGGAATACAAGAAGCAGACCTCATGACCCGACAGTTCAACGACCTTGGGGCGCTCGCCGTGGAATTCGCGGCGAGCGCCTTTCGTATGGAGCGCCACCTCGAAGCGGGGCTCAATCGGGCCCTGACGATCATCCGCCAGGACGCCTACGGCCGGATCGGCGACTATCAGGACAGCGTCGGGCCCTTCCCCGCCTGGGCGCAGCTCTCGCCCTACACCGAAGACCGCAAGGCCTCGATGGGGTATCCGGCCGATGCGCCGCTGCTCGCGACCGGCGCCATGCGGGCGAGCCTCGATCAGGAGCAGCACGGCCTTGAGGGCGTGGCGGGCTTCACCGACCCAAAGGCGGTCTTTCACGAGTTCGGCACCGAGAAGATGCCCGCCCGCCCCGTCATGGGCCCGGCGGCGTTCAGCAACCGCGAGGAAATCCAGCGCGAGCTCGGTCAGGCGGTGGTGAGCGGCCTGATGGGGGGACAGGTCATAGCCGGCCTGGGCTACAACTTCAGGATCTAGAGGCCGATGGCGGCGCCGATGAAGCACGCCGCGACATAGGAGCCGGCCAGCGCCGCCACGCTAAGGACGATCGACCAGAAGAGCCCAAGCGCTCCGATCGCCAAGGCAAAACCCACTGTCTGCTGCGGGCCGGTTTCCGCCGACTTCGAACCGCCAGAAGACCACCGGCCGGGGTAGTGGCCGTGCACGGCATGGAACTCGCGCTCAAACCGGCTATAACGGGACAATTGCCGCTCCGAGAGGTGAAGAATGTTCGAGGCCTTTTCAGTAGGCGTCCGGCTGTCGCTGGTCAATCAAGTCACGGCCGGCCTCATGGGCATCTCGTCGGCCTTCGCTAGGGTCCACGGGGACGCGAGGCAACTTCAGGGGCAGCTCGACAGGATCAAGCTGACCCTCGCGGGCGGCGCCGCCCTGGCGGGTACCGGCTTCTTCGGCCTGGCGATGATCGGCAAGACGATCGAGCCCGCCCGCGAGTACGCCCATCAGCTCGCGTTGATGAACACCGCCGGGATGCGGCAAGTCGATATCGTGAAGTCTATCAACGCCGCCTGGGCGCTGAACAAGACCGTTCCGACCTCGACCGCGACGCAGAACCTTGAGGCGATCCGCGAACTCCGCACGGTCTTGGGCGACACCCAGGAGGCGATCAACTTCCTCCCCCAGGCGCAGAAGATGGCCTACATCCTTCAGAACGTCAGGGGGTCGACGGATAGCAAGGGCGAGGTCCAGGCCGCCGGCCGCGCTCTGGACCGCCGCAACGCCACGGCCTCGCCGCAAGAGGCCGCTGTTCAGACCGATCTCATGCTGAAGGCGATCGTCGCCTCGGGCGGCGTGCTGTCGGCCAAGGACTTCGCGCAAACCTTCATGTACGGCCGGAGCGCTACCCAGGGGTGGTCGAACGAGTTCGCTTATAAGATCCTTCCCTCGCTCATGCAGGAGTTCAAGTCCGGCAACGGCTCGGGCGCGGGCGGCGGGCCTGGCAACCCGCTGATGAGCGCCTACAACGCCGTTGTGAATGGCGTCATTCCACAGAAGGCTCTTCCGGTATGGATGGAGCTTGACCTTCTCAATCGCAACAAAGTCGTCTGGACGAAGTCTGGCGAAGCGAAAGGCCTTCTTCCGGGCGGGATCAAGAACTACGAGAAGTTCATCTCAAACCCTTACGCCTGGGCGTTAGAGGATATGGTTCCCGCAATGGAGCGGGCCAAGTACACTGAGGCTCAGAAGAGGCAAGCCATAGGATACCTTTTCCCGAACCGCACCGCCGCCGCCGTTATTTCCACGATGGTATTCCAATCCCGCGCCATCGAGCGCGATCGGAAGATGTTCGATATCGCCCAGGGTATGGGGGCCTATGAGACCCTCATGAAGAACGACCCCATGGCGGCGCAGGCCGCCCTTACCGCCCAATGGAAGAACCTCCTGACCGTGATCGGCTTCGAAATCCTCCCCGTGGTGGTCTCGGGAACGCTGAAGCTCATCGACGGCCTCCGCGATCTTGCGGCTTGGATGCGCGAGCACCCCAAGACCACAAAGGCCCTTGTTCTGGGCTTCGCCGCGCTCTCCGCCGCGATGGCGTTTAGCGGAACGGTTCTTCTTCTGTCTGGCTCATTCCGTGCCATGAACCTTGCGATTGGCCTCTTGACTGGAGCCAGGGGTGCGGCAGTGGCCGGAGCTCAAATATCTGGGCTGGCGGGGAGCGTATCGACTATGACGCCGGTCGTTTCAGCATTGGCGACGGCGGCGGCGGCTGCCGCTCTGCCCATCGCGCTTATCGCCGGTGGCTTGGCGGTCATTGGTGGTATCGCTTGGCACCAAAACCGCCTCGATAAGGCCTGGAATAAGGGCGCTGACCCGAAGTCAATGACTGATCATGAAATTGACTTGGCCCTGACGAAGCCTCGAAACGCCCGGATGGCGTCGGCCATTGACGCAAGAAAAGAAGAACTCAGGGCAGAGCAAAAGCGACGCGGAATTACAGGTTCTCCAGTCGTGCCTCGGGGAAATGTGAGAATTGGCGGCAATGGTGACGGAAACGTCTACCTTGACGGCAAGAAGGTCGGGCGGTTCACCACTGGATGGACGGCCCGCAGCATGGGCGGCGCCAACCAGGGCAGCGCGCGCCGCGACCCGAGCGCCGCGCTTCCCAGCACCGGCGCGGGAGTTTCGCGATGACCACTGTGACCCTTGACGGGTTCGTCTTCGAGGACTTCGAGATCCCCGATAGCATGACGCTCGGCGGCGACCAGGCCTTGGCCATTCACCGTCTCGTGGGCGGAAAGCGCGTGATCGACGCCATGGGGAGCGATCCCCGGCCGATATCGTGGTCGGGGCGCTTCCGTGGCCCGCTGGCGATGTCGCGCGCCATGGAGATCGACGCCAAGCGGATCGCCGGCAAGAAGCTCGCGCTCTCCTGGGGTGTCCGATCCTTCACGGTGGTGATTGACCGCTTCGAGTACGAAGAGCAGGCCGTCAACGAAATCCCCTATGAGATCCGATGCGAGGTCGTGACCGACGACAGCACGTCGGCCATTCAGGGCGACATCGGGGTTGATGAGATGGTCGACGCCGACGCGGCCTCGATCGATGACCTCTCGGACGACATCGAGGAGGCGCCCCTGACGTCGTCGGTCGACAAGCTCAAGAGCGCGATCTCCAACGTGAAGGACTTCGCCCGCGCGACGCGCCAGCAGGTCAATTCCGTGCTCCAGCCCTTGCGGGACGTCCAACAGGTCGCCGACGAGCTTCTGGATAGCTACCAGGGGGCCGTGAGGGAGTTTCAGGGCATCATCTTGGACGTCCAGGGCACGGTTGGTTCCGTGCAGACCACGGCTGGAGAGTTCGAGAACACGGTCAACCGCATGGTCTCGGGACTGACGGGCCAGGCCGACGCCATGGACAAGAGCGCCGACCTGTTGGACCTCGGCTCCTATTCGGGCCGGATGCAGACCAACCTTCTCGCCATCGGGGCGAGCGGCGCCGAGGTCGTGACGGCCGGCGGCGACCTCTACACCCTGGCGACCCAGAAGTACGGCGACCCCAACGAGTGGACGACGATCGCCGAAGCCAACGGCCTAACCGATCCCATGCTGTCGGGTGTCCAGACCGTTCTCGTTCCGCCAATCGCGAGCGGATCGGGCGGCGTCCTGAAGGTGTGAAATGGAAGTTCGGCAACCCCGCGGCTTGGTGAAGATCAACGGCGCGCGCGTCGACGGATGGACCGCGATCGAGACCGAAGAGAACGATTACGTCCAGCCCGACAACTTCACGGTCGACTTCGCGATGTCGGCGCTCGCCAAGGAGACGGATGCGGCCTGGTTTGCCTCTCAGGCGACGCTCGACTTCGAAATCTTCATCGGCTTCCCGGCCGACGGGGAGAACTTCAACGAGGCCGAACTCGACAGCATGTTCTTCGGGCGCGCCGATGATATCGACTTCGACTGGCTGACGGGAAAGATCAGGGTCACGGGCCGAGACCTCACGGCGCGCCTGATGGACCACAAGAGCAGCGAAAAGCACGTCAACCTCACGGCCTCGCAGATCGCCCGCAAGGTGGCGGCGAAGTACGGCCTCACGCCTGTCGTGACCGAAACCTCGACCAAGGCCGGCAAGCTCTATCAGCTCGACAAGGTCGACCTTCAGGTGCAGCGCACCGAATGGGACCTGTTGACGTGGCTCGCCCAAGAGGAGGGCTTCGTCTGCTACACCCAGGGCCGGGAGCTGCATTTCGAGCCCAGGCCGCCCGAGGGGCAGGCCTCGCCCTATGTGGTGAAGCGCGTCGCCGAGACCGAAGCGCTGACCCAATCGGGAAACTACGTCAGCCTCTCGACCGGCCGCTCCCTCACGGTTGCGCGCGACATCAAGGTCACTGTGCGGTCGTGGAACTCCAAGCGTAAGCGGGCCTTCGAGCGCGTGGCGCGGCGCTCCGGCGGGGGCGGTGACGTGCAGGAGTACAACTATACGATCGCCGGCCTCGATCCCGACCAGGCGCAGAAGCGCGCCCAACAGATCCTCGAAGACCTTAGCAAACATCAGATGCGCCTCGCCTTTGAGGGGCCGGCGGACAATGAGCTTCGGCTTCAGAAGACGATCCGCCTTGAGGGCACGGAAACGGCCTTCGATCAGGTCTACTATCCCGAGAGCATCATCCGCGCCTTGAGCAAAGATGAGGGGTACACCATGGATGTCAGGGCCAAGAACCAAGTCCCTGGCCAGGAGACCACATGACCGCCCAACTCCGAGACGCCATCGTTGATCTCGCCCAGCAGGCCGCCGCCGCATTCATGCCGGCCCGCTTCGGCATTGTGACATCCTACGATCCCGACAACTACGCCGTGAAGGTGGAGCTCCAGCCAGAGGGCGTCGAGACCGGATGGTGTCCGATCAAGACCGCGCTGGCGGGGAACGGGTTCGGGATGTACGCCGGGCCGGCGAAAGGCGACCAGGCGGCGATGATCTTCCAAGAGGGCGACGCCCTGGTGGGGATCTGCATCGGCTTCCTGCCGAGCGATGAAGACCGCCCGCCCAGCGTCCCGAGCGGCGAGATCCACGCTATCCACAAGAGCGGCGCCTTCCTGAAGTTCACCAACGACGGAAAGGTCACGCTGGAGACCGAGGCGGGCTTCTTCATCAATGCCGACACGACCATCGTGGGCAACGTCGATATCACGGGCGACACGACCGTTTCGGGTGATGTCCTGGCGGGCGGCGAGGTAGAGGACGGCGTCGGAAAGCTCTCGGATCTCCGCGACGCCTACAACGACCACAAGCACACCGGAGTTCAAGCTGGCGGCGCGACGTCGGGCGGAACCGACACCCCCGTCTAGGAGATGCGAAGATGCCCGACTACACGACCCTTAACGACGTCGACCATTTCTTCGGGCAGGACATCGCCGCGGGGAATACTGGAGACCTCGCCCTCGTGAAACGCCTTGCGCGCTCGCGCCAGCGCGTTCTTCGGCGGCTGCTGACCAACCCAGGCGACTACGAGGCTCATCCCGACTACGGCGCCGGCATACCGCGCATGATCGGCGAGAGCGTGGACTTGAAGCGCATCGAAGGCGTCATCAGGGCGCAACTCCTCCTCGAAAGCTCTGTTCAGGTCTCGCCCGCACCGACCATTCGGGTGTCGCAGATCACCGGCGGCGTTTCGGCGGTGGTGAATTATGTCGCGCTACCTGATAAACAGCCCGTGTCCCTGTCGTTCAACATGGAAGCCTGAAGATGGCCGATCCGACCGCAAAGACGTTCTCGCAGATCGTCCAAGGACAGGCAGCGGCCATTCAGGCCAGGGCGACGGCGCTCATCGACTTTGAGGTCGGGTCCGTTCTCAGAGCCGCTGTTGAAGCCGTCGCCGGGGTGGTGACGTGGCTTCAGGCCCTCATTCTCAAGCTCGCCACCACCATCAGGGCGTCGTCTTCGCAGGGCAGTGACCTCGATAGCTGGTTCGCGGACTTCGGGGCCCCGATCGCCGACGGCGCGGCCGCGACCTTCGAGCGCCTCGGCGCCACGTATGCGATCGGCGATCTGACCTTCACGCGCCTCACACCGACCGGGACATCGCTCATCCCCGTGGGCTCGACGGCCGAAACCCCCAACGGCGCCGATAAGTTCGTCGTGCTGCTCGACGCCTCGAATTCCGCCTATGACGCCGGGCTTAACGGCTACCTCATGGAGGATGGAGACGCGACCATCACGGTTCCGGCGCAAGCCCTGGTGGCGGGATCGGCCGGAAACGTGACGGCGGGGACGATCAACACCATCACGTCTTCGATCCCAGGCGTCGACCTCGTGACCAACGCAGCCGATTTCGTCAACGGTTCCGATCAGGAGAGCGACGAGAACGCCAGGGCGCGCTTCCGGTCGTTCATCCAAGGCCTTCGCGAAGCCACACCGGCCGCCATTCAGTCCTACGTCGAGGCGCTCCAGCCGGGAGTGAAGACGATCCTCGTGGAAAACGAGGAGTACAACGGCGTCGCCAAGCGGGGATCGTTCTATCTCATTGTCGACGACGGGACCGGAACGCCGCCCTCCGATCTCTTGGAAGCGGCTTCGGTTTCTGTAGATCAGCACCGTGCCGCCGGGATCGAGGGCGCGGTCTATCCCCCCGAGGTCGTGACGGCCAATATCTCGATGACGGTGTCGGTCGCGGCCGGCGCAAGCTCTCCCGCGACCTTCACGGCCGTTCAAGCCGCGGTTCGGAGCTACGTCAACACCCGCGCGCTAGGCGAAGACCTCGCGGCCAACCGCCTCTATCAGATCGCCTACGATGCCTCGCCCAACGTGATCGGCGTGACGAACCTTCTCGTGAATGGCGTTGCGGGTGATATCGTGATCGAGCGCAAGGAAGTCATCAAGGCCGGCACGGTGGTGATATCGTGACCGGAGATCAGGAAGACATCCTCGCGCGTCTTCGCAAGCGCCTTCCCAAGCGGTGGTTCGGCTACAGCACCGACGCCGCTCCGATCGTCTCCGCCCTGCTGACCGGCGCCGCCTGGGCGCTGGCTCAATTCCATGCCCTGTACGCCTACATCGCCCTTCAGACCCGCATCGCGACCTCAACGGGCGCTTGGCTGGAGTTGGCCGCCAACGACTTCTTCGGCTCGCGCCTTCCGCGCTTCTCTGGCGAGCGCGATCCCTCGTATAGCCTCCGCATCCGCAAGGAGGTCTTGCGCCCTCGCAACACCCGCCAGGCGATCGACGCCATCATCTTCGACCTCACGGGCAAGCATCCCGACATCTTCGAGGGCTTCCACGCCCGCGAGTGTGGCGGCTGGGGCACGCCCGCGCTGGCCTTCGGCGCCGCCGGCCGCTACGGGAGCAACAACGCCCGCTTCGAGGCCATCATCACCACCCCGCCGCTTCAGGGCTACGGCATCCCGAACCGTGGCGGATGGGGTAGCCGAACGGGCGGCTATGGGGTCGGGAACTTCTCCCTCGTCGACGACACGCTGATCGTCGGCAGTGGCCCGACCCGAGCCGATATCATCCGCGCGCTCGACCTCGTCCGCCCCGCAGGCGTGAGGTTCTATCTGCGCTTCAGCGATCGGGTTACAATCAACATCGTCGACGAGACCGGCTAAGGGCCGGAAGAGGAAAGTCATATGGACCGCGTCTCCGTTTACCGCGATCAACTGCCCTACGAAGAGGACGTTCTTCTCATCGGGCGCTATGCCTACGAGGGCCTCGGGGCTCTTGTGCGCGATCTCATCGGATCGACCACGCAAGTCGCCGGCCTGCTGGCCGCGCCGACTTCTCCGGCCTCGCTGGCCGTGCAAGTCGGAGCCGGTTCGATCTACGCCTTCAAGCCGCTCGACGACGCTCCCCAGGGGCAAATCCTCGGGACCGGCGGCATCCCAGCCGACACCGACCCTGATCACTCGATCATGAAGCAGGGGCTTCTTCGCGATCCCGTGACGTTCGCCGTCACGGCGCCGGTGACGTCCGGCCAATCGATCAACTACCTCATCCAAGCGCGCTTCGTCGAAGAAGACGCCGCCGCTTCGGATGCCCAATTCTACAACACCGCCAATCCCAACGCGCCGATCACTGACCAGGTCTCGCGGGCGCGCTACAATCGTTGCGAAGTCGGCATCAAGGCCGGCACGGCGGCGACCACGGGGGCGCAGACCACTCCGTCGGCGGATGCCGGATGGGTGCCGGTCTGGGTCGTTACCGTGGCGAACGGCGCCACCACCGTCACGGGCGGGAATATCACCGAGCACCCCTCGGCTCCGTTCATCAGCGTCTCGGGCGGTGGCGGCGGCGGTGGCGGATCGGGTCTGTCCGCCTGGGCGACGATCACCGGGGCGTATACGGCCGTTGCGGGAGACCGCCTCATCGCCAACAGCGCCGGAGGGGCCTTCACCATTACCCTTCCGGCCTCGCCCTCCGATGGCGACGAGGTGACGGTTCGCCACCCCAACGCCGGCACAAATAACGTCACCATGGGGCGGAACGGCAAGAACACGCCCGACGTCAACGGCGCGCCGACCGCGGCGAATGTCGTGCTCAATCAGAACAATCGCGAGACGCGCTTCGTCTATTCGACCGGCCTCAACATGTGGACGGTGAGCCAATGACGCTTTCGAGCGAACTATTCGACGTCCGATCTCTGATAGAAAGGACGTGGTATCGCCTACCGATAGTCGATGGCGGCGGAGCCGAGGTCGCTTATGCGATCACCGCTCCCGCAAAGACCGCCGTTGGGCGCGTCAGCATGGTCGGAGCGGGTGGATGGTACACGGGCGGCGCTGATGGAAATAAGGGTCCGGCAGGGGGCGGAGCGGCGTTTGCGAGGAAAAAGTTCAGCGCCTCGCCCGGCGAAGGCTTCACCGCCTATGTGGGCAATCCCCACCTTAACGTTACGAACTTCTCAACCTTCATTCCAAATGGGGATGGGAGCAGCCGGTTCATTCGCAATACTGGATCGGTTTTGCTCTGCAAGGCCGCCGCTTCATTTGGAGCCCTTGGTTCCTATGGGTTGGCGTCTAATAGCGTCGGTGACGTAAAGCGAGATGGTAGCCCGCGGCCGGGCTACGATGCTCCAGGCACTCCAGGAAACGACGAAGCCGACACGTACTCCCTTGGTTTCAAGGCCGCAACCACGACCGGGCCGTATGATGGAAAGCAGATGGCTAGTCACGGCGTTGGGGGGCGCGGAACCTATCGTGTTGATCCGGCGCAAAGTTTCACTTGGCAGGTCGTGCCTGGATGCGGCCTGATTTGCGTCGAATGGTTCACTGAAGATCCGGGGTACTGAGATGACGAATTCATCCGTTCTATTCGCACAAGAACCCGTTTTGCTTCAGCGCGTCTTCTATAGCGATCCAGGCTTCTTCACCATCAACGCCGTAGCGGGGGCGAAATTCGTTCGCGCGACCGCGCTTGGTTGCGGAGGCCAGGGCGCAAACTGGGGTGGCGGTGGATCACTGGCGCGGACGCGCTTTCCAGTTCTGACCGATGGCGAGGCCTATGAAATCCGCGTCGGAGACACGAGCACGGCCTCCGAGCTTGGCGACAGCTTCGTGCGCCGCATTGGCGGCCCCTATCTGGTGTATGCCGACCGGGGGCGTGGCAATGGAACGGGCGGCAGGGCGGCCAACAGCATAGGTGATGTCAAGATCGATGGTCAGGACGGAAGTTCATCTGTTGGTGTCGGCGGAGATCCGGCGTCCGATGCCTCGCTCTATGCCCCGGTGGGGATTTCCGGTTCTGGATTTGGCAAGCCGAGCAATTACTATTACGGGCGCCTGACGTCTGATTTCGGCGGAGGTGGACTTCTGTCTTATTCGTTCACGGATGGCGGCGAGATTTCCGGCACTGTAGGCCGACCGGCTGGCTATGGCCGGATCGTGATGGAATACTTCAACCAAGATCCGGGGTACTGAGATGACCGCCCAATGGCGCAGCGCCTATGACCGAGACGGCCGGGCCGTGGTCTATGCCGGCGAGACCGTCGAAGCCCGCTTGGTTCTCGAACAGCCCGACGGCGCGGGTGGGTGGGAGCCCCAAGACCTCACCGACCGCGTCTTCGTGCAGAGGATCATCTACAGCAACGGGACCGTTCTCGCTTCGGTGACGGGAGAGAACACGATCGACCAGGGCGAGGCCATCGTGGTCTTCACGCTCGACGGCGACGTGACGGCCGACCTCCTGCCCGACGGGGCCTCGGAAGCGCTTCTGAGACACGAGGTCTCGGAAGTTCTGGAAAGCGGCCGGGACGTTCTGCTCGAAGAGGCCTTCACGGTCCTTCGCGGCGCCGGGAACGCCGGCCTCCCGACCTCCACCACGCCGCCCAGCTCTGTCGCTTTCAGGATGCGGGATCGGATGATCGTGCGCTACATCGGAGCGCGGGGGCCATCCGGCCTGGTTCTCAGCACTACCGAGCCCCCCGTGGTTGACGGTCAGACGGTTCTCTGGCTCAAACCCGTAGGAGCCCAATACGACCTCCTCGTCGTGACCGGAGACTGACCCATGACCGCCACAAGCCTTCTCGTCGGCCTCGCGACCGAAGACGCCCAAGAGGCCGGAAACCAGAC